AATAGCTAAACTTTTTCTACCTTCTAATTGACTAAAACCAACGTTAGCCATAACAAACTCACCAAGAGTTATAGGTTCACCACTTTCTGTTTTTCTTTCAGCTTGCGGGTTGTAATTTAATAATCTATCAGAAACTTCATCTATAGTTTTTTGTGTAAGCTCTGGTGATAAATTTAAGCTTCTTATATAGTTATTTATTGCACCACCTTGTTCTATAACTGATTTATATACAGGGTTAAAATTTTTAGGACTTAAAAACTCTTCTTTTGTTGTAACGTTTTCAGCCATTTTGTTTATATCATCAACAAGTTTACTTCTTGACTCAACACCTTCTTCAAAAAACGCAGTACCTTCAGTAGCTCTTTTTAAACCAGTGCTTAACGCGCCTTTATGTATACTTCTATTATAATCTTTTAAAAAGTTATAAGTACTTCTAGCGTTATTAAAATCTACATTAGCATAACCTAAACTAGCAAATAATCTTCTAATAAAATCTTGTATTTTTGTAAATAAAGTTTCATTAAACTTTATATCACCAGTTTCTATAGCGTCAGAAAATATAGTAAAATACTCATCAGGATTATCTAACATGTATTGTTTACTGTAAGCATCATTTATTCTTTTTTCTATAGCTGCTTCAGCTTCTGGTCCTATTATTTTTAAAAACTCATCTATAGTTTTTTGACTAATATCTGCTTTACTAGCTTTTATAATACCATGCAATAGTTCATGATTACCAGTATTATACCCTTCAATACCTTTTGTTTGTGCAACTTCTTTATTTATTATTATTTTGTCACCTATAACAAAACCGTTAGCATCTGCTCTTTCTTTACCATACTTCTCAATAATTTCATCGTTTGTTAAATCATCAATAAACTTTAAACTATATAAACTACTATGTTTTTTAGCAAAAGCCATATTAGCTTCAAACACTTCGTCAGCTTCTGCTTTTTTTACTTCAGCTACAATATCTTTATCGCTAGACAACTTAGCTTGTTCTCTAGCTATTTCTTGTTTTTGTTCAGCTTTTTTACCAACACCTGTAAAATCATTTTTTATTTTTATATTAGCAGTAGCGATATCTATTGGATCAGCTTCATCAACAAACTTTTTCATTTGTTGGTATGTTACTTTTTCTTTGTTAAGTACATATTCAGCTGGTTTTGCAGTTAAAAGCGAAAAACCTACAGTAGCGGGTGCTGTAACTGTACCTGTTATAGCTTCAAAACCTATTTCAGCCGGATCCATTTCTTGATCAGCGGCTAATCTACCAGCAACTTCACCTGTAGCTCCACCAGCAGCTTCAACAGCAGTACCAGCAACACCACCTGCAAAATAAGCCATTTTAGCGCTTCTAGCTGCACCTACTAAACCTTTTGTAGTTTGCGCTGCTTTACCAGCTAAACCACCAGAAAGTGTTTCTATAGCACCTATAGCAATACCTCTACCTAAAGCTTTATTTCTTATTTTGTTACCTACATCACTTTGTAGTAATTCAAGTACATTTTCGTCGGTAAAAGGTTTGTTTTGTTTTTTTAACTCTTCTTCAATTAGCTCACCTAAAGTTAAAGCTGTTTCCATACCAGTTGCTAAACCACCCATTAAACCGGCAATAGCACCTAAAGGTCCAGCAGTAAGACCACCAACTACAGCTGTACTAGCACCTGTAGCTAAAGCTTCTGGTGAATCAAAAGCTGTACCTAGTTGAGTACCTAGTGACTGTACAAAAAGCTCTGGCATTAAGCCAGGATTTTTTCTTACACCTCTAAAAAAAGCCGTCCAAGTTTTACCTTCATCATTATATTGCTTCATAAACTTTTTCATACGTTCAGATTCAACGTATGTTTTAGCTTGTTGCTCTCTAGCTTTTATAAATTCTTGTACTGTTTGTAAATTAACGCTAGATCCCTCTAAAAAAATATCAGCCGCTTCACCTGTAGTGCTAGCGGCGGCTATACCTCTACCTAACCAAGTTTGATCAAACCAGTTAACTTTTTCTTCTTGCTCTTGTGGTTTATCAGAATCTTTTACAGCGTTAGGAAATTTATTTAAAAAATCCTGAAGTCTATCTTGACTAACACTATATAACTGATTATTTACTTTATATATATCACTCATTACTGTTCTGTATCAAAATCTTTATTAACTGGTTTTAAATAATCATCTTGAAATAAAAGGTTTATTTCTCTAACAGTTTCCATAATAGCATTATTACCTATAGTAAAAGTTTTATTATACTTACCGTCTTTGCTTTTTATTCTAATCACGCTTTGATTAACTCTAGGGCCTAAACCACTTGTTCTACCTATAACTTCAAAACTATAATCATCTAATATATTTTTACTAAATTTACTTGTAATAAGATCTTTAAAACTTGTTGCTTTAGTATTCTTTAAATTATTTAAACTAAGACCTCTTGTTCCTGGAGGTGGTGTGTTTTCTTCTTGTTCTACACCTGTTCTTTCGCTAGTAGCAAAATTAAATATAGAGAAAGAGTCATCATTAGCACCTAATAAACCTTCTATTTGAGCTATTTCTGAACCAGATATGTTTTCAATTATAATATCGCCACCTTTTTGATTTAAAGCGTTAGCTGTAAAAGTACCATCTTCAGCTTGCGTTATATCATAATAAAAATGTATACCAGGAAAACTTAATCTTTCTAAAAGTGCAGTTCTATTAGCTCTTTTAGCACTACGAGCAACACGTGATTGTTGACCTACAGCGCTTGAAGGGTGACCACCAGTTTCACTATATGCAATAAAATCTTCTTTACTAGTTTTAGTAGAAGTATCGGTTGCACGTTGACTATAACCTTCTGCAAAAATAGATCTACCTTTTTCTAAAGCGTTAAATTTAAAAATTTTTCTTGTTAATTCTTCGTCTTGCATAGTTACTATGTAATTTGCAAAACCAGCATAACCTACATTTAATTCTTCTTGAGTTAAACCATCTTTGTTTTTATCTAGTGTAGATAAAAAGTTTTCTCCAACAATATTTATTTTTCCATCAGTGTCAGTAGGATCATAATGTCTTAATAATATATTAAAAAGTTTAGCAGAAATTACACTCTCACCCATTAAAGCTTCTTTAAAACTTTTATTATCAAAACCATGTTTAACGTTCATTGCCCTTGCTAAAGCACCTTTAGTATTTATTATTTCATCTACATTATTTAAATATAAACCTTCCATGTTACTACTCATAACTGAGCTTTTAGACTGTTTACCAAGTTGTAAAAATCTTTGATCAAGACTATTAAAATTTTTACCTGTAAGATTTTCTTTATCTACAGCGTTTTCACTTAAATGATTAGTAAACTGACTAAGCGTCATTGTAAAATCACTACCGTCTTGCTTTTTAACTACTTCGCCAGTTTCGTTATTTACTAAAGCAAACTCACGTACACCGTTTTCATTTGTTCTAAAAACAGCTCTATTTTTATTTTCAGTAACTTTATTTTTATGATTTAATTTTAAAATAGCATTGACTAACTCATTATAATGAACACTAGAAATATTAGTATCGTAGTTACCTTCTTCTATAAACTTAGCACCGTTAGCTATAGTTGCACCTATTTTTTCAATATCAGCAAACAGCTCTTGCTGCTCCATTTTAAGCCTTAATCTTTGTCTTCTTTGTTCTTTATTTCCAAAACCAATTTTAAAAACACTTAATTTTTTTTGCTCTTCTTTGTTTTGTTCTATTTCATCAACTAAACTATTTATACCTTCGTAGTCACCGTAAAGCCCAGCTTGAGCTATTATAGAGTTTGTTTCTTGAGCATTTTGTACTACTTCTTTAGCTAATTTACCACCTATTTCCATTACTTGACTAAAAGCATCTGCTTGCGCTTGCATTGTTTTACCATAAACAGTTGAAACACTTTGAAATATATTTGAATAATCACCAGGAACACTTGCTAAAGAAGCTTTACTAGCTGCAGATATTAAACTAGAATCTGCTTTTGGTGTTAAAGAAAATGTTTTTGCCATATCTATATTTGTTTAAATTCTACGTCTAATAAACTATAATCTACTCGATCGTAACCATCGACAACTGTAACAGCTTCTTTTGGAACTTCATAAGACATAACGCCTTGAAATAAACCTTTACCATATTTATCATCTTTATATTCAAAACTATATATATTTAAACCACTTGGTGATTTACCTATTTTGTTTATATTCTTTTTTAATCTTATGTCAGAAGGAGGTACCGTAACAGCAGCTTTTGCTGCCATTGGTCCCATTATATAAGCGCCAGCAACTGCACCAATTGTACCTAAAACAGTACCGAACATTTGAGCACTTTGAGCAGCTTGTTGCCCGTACATATTAGCTGTCATACCCATGCTAGACATTTGATTAGCCATAGCTCTTTGCTCTCCTGCAGAAGCACCTGTTAAACCCGCTAGTTCCACACCTAACAAAGTAGACTCTCTACTTGCTTCTGCTTGTTGTACCATAGCATCACCTTGCCTTTGCTGTAAATCTACAAGTGAAGCGCCTTTAGCTGCCATCATTTGATTTTGCCTTTCTTGTTGAGCTATATTTGCAGATATTTGTTGTGACTGAATAGACTGTTGGTTTGCTAACGCTTGAGCTAAAGCAGCTATACCACTACTACCAGCAGAAGCTTGTAACTGTTGTAGTATGTTAGCTCTACTTTGAGCAGCTTGCTCTTCTCTAAATCTAGCGGCTTGCAAATCTACGGTAAAATCTTCAAAAGGATTTTCCATACCTTCAAAAGGGTTTGTAAACTTAAAAGCTTCAAACTCTTTTCTTTGCTCATCAACTCTTTTTTGAGCTATGTCTCTTTGTTCTTTTTGATACTCAAACTGTTCTTGAGAAAGTTGATTCATCTCTCTCATAGCTTGAGCCTGTTGTTTTTTTGCTTTTTTACCCATTTTGTTTTTGTATATTATTTTTTAAGTACTTAAAACCTTCATATTCTACAGGTATCATTATCCAGTTTAAATCGTGGTGTAATTTTGACATGTGTTTATCACCGCAAACTGTAAAAAGCTGCATAATACCTTGTTTTTCAGCTTCTTTTTCTACTTTTTGTATTAAAAGTTTTATTAAATCTTTTCTGTCTTTTTCTTTATACTTAGGATTAGATATTAAATAAGTTGCCCAACCTACTGTTCTTGGTTGCATTATAAATAAAAAATAACAAGCAACAACTACATTATTTTTTTCTATAACAAAACACCTTTCATCTTCTGGTAAAAACGCTCTAGGTACTGGACCTTGACCGTTTCGCCACCACCATTCCCACCATTCGCAACACAACTCATAATCACCTTTTTTAAAAGATCTAAAAGTTACATTATTGTTCATTTAATTATATTTAAGTGTATTTATATAGTTACACTATTTGTATTTTATTTACTGCTAACACTAACTTCAGAGCCAATAGAAAACAACTCTTTCTTACTGGGTGAAGTTACAGACATTTTAACTTTAGCAAAATAACCTTTTACATTTGAAACATTTAAGTTGTTATTTTTGTGAAAACTAAAAAAACTAACATCAGAATAATTTAAAGGTTTACTGTCTGTATCTGCTAATTCAGCTTCTAAATCAGATATAGTAGTGTTAAAGTCACTATTAGCTTCAACATCTATTGTTTTGCTACTAAGATTTTCTATTTTACCTACAAGTATATTTTCTACTGCATTAACAGCTGAAGTTACTTGAGTACCGTCTTCTGTAATAGGATCTGCAGCAAAAACTCTTAAATATAAATTATCACCGTTTTGAACAGAAGTGTTTATTTCGTTTGTAAAAGTTATTTTATATTTTGGCATATTATGAAGTTGTTGAAAGTACACATGCTCTATCTAAATCAAAAAATACATCTGTACTAAATTTTGGAAAACGTGTTATTGTAAAAGAACCTACTACATCTACTCTCATTGTAGCACCTTGAACAAATATTTTTGTCTTATCAGCTAAGGTTTGATTTGTTGTCACTGTAACTTGACCATTACTAGTATCTATACCTGTAATTACACCACCATCTACATTACTAGTTTGTGTTTGTACTAAACCAGCACCTGTTAATTTAGCGCCAACAGTCATACCTTCTATAGGGTTAAATGTTAAAATTTTAGAATTACTAGTAGCAGCGCTTAATTGATTTAAAGCTCTTACTTTACCAGGTTCACCAGCATCGTTTACTGTAATAACAGAAATATCAAAAGAAAATAATAAACCGCAAAGATCATTTATTTGATCAAATCCATAAGCTCTAAAAGTAATTTGTCTAGTAATTTGACCTGTTACAGCAGCGCTTAAAGTTACAGTATTTGTTGTTGTATCTATAGCTGTTATTGTTGGAAATGTAAATATGCCCAAACTACCTGTTGTTGTAACAGCACCATTTGTAATTTCACCAACATGCAAACCTACTATTAAATTATCTACATTGTCTAAAACAATATCAGTGACAGCCTCAGCGTCTGCGTTAAGCGTTTTTGTAATAGTTGCAAAAAAATCTGATTCTACAGGTTGTTTTGAATCTGCTATAACGTGTAGTTGAGTTGCTTGATTAAAAGTTGCTTTATAACCTAAAAAAGTAGTACCACCAGCATCTGAAAGGTTTTGACCAAAGTTAACTACAGCATTTGCTGATGCTTCAGAAGATCCTGTAGCTGTTGGATTACCTAAACCAGTGTTCGCTGCGTTTAAAGCAGTATTAGTAAACAAACCTTGACCTTCAAATCTTTCAGCAGCTTGATCTGATTTAGTACTAAATCTAACTGTAACATCAGATCCTTGCGTTAAATCACTTGTTAGCAAAATTTCGTTTGAACTACTAGATGTTTTTGTGTCAAAATGTGGTTGAGCAAATACTAAAAACCTATATTCGTTACCTGCTGAAGCAGCTGGAATATTTACAGATCTTTGATAAGAATTAATAGGTATAGAAACATTACTTAAAGTATGCTCAGAAGTTATACCTGTTTCAAAAACATTTGTTTCAAAATTATAAAATTTTGTTGGAGAAGAAGCGTCTCTAATTTGAAGACTAAACACAGCGTCTTTATCACCTGAAATAATATAATTTACTATATCACCACTACTTTTTACATTAACCTTATCTAGAGCTATACTTTTTATTAATTTCATTACGTTATATCTTTTATTGTGTTACTAAAACCAATACCTTGAAAATTAAACTCACTTTGGTTTATCTCTGAACCACCTTTTATATAAGCGTAATACCTATTTTCTTTGTTAATAAAATCACTAACAGTTACACTATTTAAGTCTGTAGTTATTTCACTACACTTCCAACCTGTATCGCCGTCATAGTTTAGCGTTTTAAATGATTTTACTGTAGTAGGTTCTTGGTTAAACAATGTGTTTACAAAAGATTCTGATATTAAATTATTATCGTCATCATCTTTTTTATCATAAAAATAGTTTCTAGTTTCATTATTGTGACTATAAATCTTACCGTTTTTAAAAGTATAATAAGTACTAGCTATACTTAATCCAGATTCAGGTATGTAAGATTTAAAACTTTCCCAACCTCTCACACTTTCTTTATAACTAACAGTTATAGAGTTTGTTGTATCATCAAAGCTTTTACCACTATCATAATCAGTGTTTGTTTTAAAAGTTATATTGTAATTACTTTTATCGTTATCATAACTACCAATTATAAAATTGTAATTACCTTCTAACTTATCACCAAAAAAGTTTTTCATACCAGCGTCTGAAATAGCTGTTAAACCATCCATTGATAATCTAAGTACAGCACCTCTTTGTTTGTCTGTAAAATAAGCTCTATAACTTTCTTTAGCAAAACTTTCTGGGTTTTTTGATATACCATAATCACCAACAAAAGGCCTTGCTTGTCCTAAAACTTTATTTGAAGCTGTTAGCTGTGGATTACCATCTGCATTAAACAATATATCTTTATCAGCAAGTATTTGAACAACTTTATCTTCGCAAAAAGCTATTAAATCATTATCTCTTGTATATAGTTTTTGTATACTACCGTATGTAGGTAATAAATCTTTTGTTATCTTTTCAGCTTGTATAAACTGATTTAAATTATTAGTGTTTGTGTTTTTGTTATATATACCTGAATATATTAAACCGTTTGTTCTATTATCTTCTTTATATTGTTGCTGTATAACAGAAGAAGCTTTTACACCGTTTTTTATAAATGGTTTGTTAAAATCATCTCTAATTCTATTTGACTCAACACCATTGTTAAAACTAAAACAGTTAAAGTATTCTAAACCAATTTTAGTTGGTTTTGGCTCTAAAGTTAATTTAGTTATAATACCACCATCATCAGTACTATCATCATCAGCATCAATAGCTGTAAAGCCGTCATCAGATACACTTTTTATTTCGTACTCAACATAACTTAAGTCATCTTTAAAAAACTTTAATTTTAAACCTTCAAAATCACTTGCAGCTTGCGCTTGAGTAAAAGTAGTAGAATTTAAATGATCTAAACCAGGGTCTAAAGTTACTTCAACATCATCCCCATCAACATCCCAACCTGCAACTATACAGTCTTTAAAGTTAGGTGTACTTAAATGAGCATCGTTATCGTTACACCTTACAGCGCTACCAATAGGACCTACCATATGCCCATACTCTTCAGTAAGATTTAAAGGTATTGCGCTTGTTACTTCGTAATATAAATCTAAATTAATATTATCTTTAGGTTCTGTTTCAAATACAGCTGGGTTATCAGTTAAAAGTGTAGAGTTACTTGACGAAATATCTTGCACAAACTCTATAAAACTAAAACTACCAACATCTAAAGATTCTGGATTTACAGAACATTCAACCGAAGGATCTTTATCAAGTTCTAATATATAACAAACTCTTCTATTATGAGCTGCACCAAAGTTTTTTATTTGTTTTTCTAAATTTGAAAAATTTGTAGTTAATTCAGCAGAACTACTTGAAGTTTTATATTTCCACCAAGCATGATGAACGCTTTGTTCGTTTTGTATAACATCAGTTCCTGTACCGCTAAAATTCATACGTACAGATCTATTCCAAGAAGTGTGATTATAAAGTCTTTTTATAGTTACATTTTTAATAGTAAAAATAATTTTATTTATATCATTAGAAAATCTAAATTTATTACCTTGTATTAAGTTTTTAACTATATCTTCATTTTCAGGATTACCAAAAGTAGGATCCCATTGTCTTTGTATCTTGTTAAGATTATATCCAGTACTACTAACACCTTGTTGTGGTAAATCACAAACTCTATAAGACTCTAATGCTTGACAGTTAAAGTTTTCTATTGACTGAAGATTTATTTCAGAACCTCCATTTGTATCATAAGCCCACGTACTACCAGAAATACCAGTACCACCTGCATCAACACTAAAAGAGTCTATAGCATCACCAGCTGAGTTTATGCTAGTACCGTCATGTAAATCTTTACCAACTCCAGAAAAAGATAAATGCATAAAAAAACTACCAGTTGAATTATTACTACCATAAACCTGCTCACCAACTCCAGCAGTACTCCAACTACCAATTTGACTTTTCCAAGCTTTTGGACCTCTGTTTTTTACAGCGTTATCTACAGCTGTTTTAAATGGTACTCCATTTGTACCACCTGGTAATCCTGTAAGAGTTGATCCTGGAAAAGATTCACTATAATCAGTATTATAAGTATTAGTTGTAATAATGCCTTCTAAACCATCTACAAGACCACCATCGTTTTCGTTACGACCAGTATAGTTAGCATTACTAATTGAAGATGGAACTGCTATAAAATTATTTCCTGTTTTACCCATAGAGCAAGTAGCTCCTTTAAATAAATTACCACTACAAGAAACATCAAACTCAAAACTTTGACTAGCTGGCCTAGGAGCACCTGCAGGTAAATCTCTTAAAAAATTAAAAGTAGTAAGTCCATTACCTATATTTATTGCGCTTTTATTATAGTCGCTACTAATAGTTGGTTGCTGAGCTATAGTAAATACTTCATCTAAAAACCAGCCTTTACTTTGTACAGCTGGACTTGTATCAAAAGAAATAATACTAACGTTAGTAGCAGCACCAGCCCAATCGTCTTGATGAAAAGTTGGAGCTGTAGCTGTAGGTGATGAAGCATGGTTGTTAGTGCTACGAAAAGTTGGAACGTTGCTGTTAGAAGATTCTTGCAGCATAGTAGGATTTGCACTAAATAAACCAGCATCTCTTAATGAAAACACTTTGTTTCTTGCAATAATGCTAGCTGTAATAGTATCTATTTGAGATTCTAAAAACTCTCTTGTAGTAGCGTTAGAATTTATTTTAACAAAAAATCTACCTTGAAACTCTTCCCAGTTTTTTATTTCTTCTTTCCAAAAATTAGTTTTTAAATTTGTTGCTAAAACACCACTACTAGTTTCTACCCAAGCGTCTTTAGCTTCTATATTTCTGTCTAAAGTTATACTATAAAAATCTGGACTACCTGTTTCAGTTGTTAAAGAAGTTATCTCGTATCTTGAAGATGTTAAATCTGGAATAGTAAATGTTATATATATTTTAAAATTATCATCAAATATTTTTTGTATATCGTTTAAACCTTCAAGTAAAAACTGCGCTTTACTAATAATTATTTTACTTACTTCTTCTGCTGGTTGAGCGTTAGAGTTGAAATATAAATTAGCTAAAGTACCATCACCGTCAACAGTTCCTAAACTTATGTATTTTCTTCTTATAAATTCTGGAGCTTCGTTTTGTATATCTATAACTTTAAATTTATTATCAACAAAAGTTACTTGAGAATTATTGTTTAAAGATTTTTTTAATATTATAAAATCATCTTCTTGCAACTTGTTTCTTTCAGAGCTAGGAAAACTAATCCATAAATTACTATCAATATCTGCTTTATAAACTCTATCAACAACTAAATTATAATATTCATTAGAAGTTTCTTTTATGTATGTTTTAAAATAAACGGCATCAGAATTTGTTAAAGTTGGTATATTTTCTAAAGTTAATCTGTTTGATTTACTAGAGTTTAGAGCAACTTCACTATCTGTTATATCTAAAGAAGCTGAATTAGAAGTAAATACAGGTGTTTCTCTACAGTACTGATCAAGAAAAACAATACCAGCTTGATAAGTTCTAAGTGATTTTATAGATTTTTTACCAAAAGTAAAATCAATATTTTCGTTACTAAAAGTTCTACTTTCAAAATTTAAACTAATATCATTATCATAATTACCTAAATTTAAGTTTTGAACATAATTACCGTATATTAATCTATTAGCAGTAAATTCTTGAGCTTTTGCTTTTTTAGGTACATTGTCATAAACTCTTAGTAATTGGTTTTCTGGTAAAACAGCATATATTAAGTCAGATGTTATTTCGTAAAAACCAGTATTACTTAAACTTTGTGTTGTACCGTCACTTAAAGTTACATCACTATTAGTACCGTCAATAGTTGTCCAAGCTGGGTTATCATCAGTTCCATTAGCTTTTTTAGGTTTTATAGTGTCTATAGAGTATATAACTGGTGAGCTTTCTGATTTATATAATAAGTCTATTTCAACAACATCAACTGGAATATCTTTTGTAACAAAATCTGTTAATGTTATTTTTTTAACTCTAGTTTCCATACCAGCGTTAATAGGCTCTTGAGTTGGTCTATAAGAAAATTTACTAGCTTCAAAACCTACTTGAGTAAAAGGAGCGAAAGCAGAATATTCGCCGTCCTGATATTTATACCTATATGAAAATCTTGGAAAGTCTTTGCTAAAAAGTAGTGTTTCTAAATCTTCTATTTGAAACTCAAACTGAACAGCTGTATTAGGTGTGGATGGATCAACTGAAATTATTAAACAAGTTATAGTAGCACCATTAATATCTTGTACTTTAGATCTTACTTGAAAATTTTCTGGTAAAACACCAGGATGAGCAGGATCGCTTAACAATAAAATATCACCAACTTTTATAGAAGTGTTGTTTGATATTGTTAAGCCAACAGTAGAGTTAGTGTTGGTATCTAATATAGTAACAGCTGCATCTATAATTCCAGAAACAAAAGCATCGTTTAATTTTTCTAAAGTAATCTTTGGTGCTAAGGTAGGTTTTTTCTTTATAACAGTTATATTTTCTTTTTTAACCTCACCTGCACTTACGCTGTTTACATAAAAATTACTTGTTATTGTAAAATCTGTATTTATATTTTGTTCAAAACTTTTAATATTTATTTTTTTGGGCTCATGAACACCATCTGTAAAAAATAAAAAATCATCTATTACGTTTACACCAGTTATATAAACATCTTTATCAAACTCTAAAACACTATTGTTACTGTCTATCAAAAGAGGATTTATTTCGTCATCTTTATACTGCATGATAGCACTAGCATCATTACCAGATTTAACTATAAAATAATACGCAGAGTTGTTTTTTTCATCAGCAATAGAACCAATACATGTGTAATTATCAGGTATAGTTATTGTGCCTTGAGGATTGTTAGCGTCTATTTTTATTTCTGTATTACCTAATATATTTTTTACACTACCAATATCAGAGCCCTCAGCACTTGATACTTGTATGTTCAAAGCTTCTCTATATTCGTTAGGCGGTAAAAGCCTTTCATCAAGGTCTAAGTTCATACGACCTTTAGTAAAAGTCTGTTTAATCTCAGGCATATGTTAGTGTTTTATTTGTTTAGATTTACCTCTTAAAGTTTGAGTTATTTCTTCTAATTTAATATTTGATAATCTTAATTTAGCTAGTCTTGTAGCTGCAGATTTTTCTTTTTTATATCTTCTTACTATATATTCTGGCGTGTTAGATCTTGTTGAAAGAACAGCGTACATTATATGTTTATACATAGCTTCTTCAGCAAACTTATGTACTTGCATTTCAGAGTCTGTACCTAAACTATCACTAATATAATCTAATACAATTGTAGAACCACTTAAATTAGAGCTAAAATGTATTAAACCTTTTAAATCATCTATATAATAACTACCGTTATCTTGAGCGTGTTGAGGATCTATACCGTATCTTCTACCTACATTAGCTTCAAATATTTGATCATGATAATCGTAATCATGTTGTTTATTTTCATTAGGTTTGTTAGATTTGTAGTTAGTCCAAGTTGTTGAATCTTCAACTCTAATTAAAACAGGTGTTACACCTTCAAAATCAACAGTAACATTGTCTAAAAATAACTCAACAGATTTTATATTTGTACCATCGTTAAGATTAGCTATTGTTGTATCAAAATCATTAAACATAGTTACTAAAATATAAACTACTTGATAATTTGAAACATTAACAGCGTTTAAAGTTTGCGTAACACCAGTTTGAGCACCGGTAGAACCATCCCACTCAACATAAGCCAAGCCGTTTGTTCCGTCTGCATGTGGTATAAAATTAGGGCCTTTACTAGCAACACCAACAGTTTCTCTATTTAAACTAGCGCCAACTGTTTTTAAAGTATTTGTTACTTGGTCACCAGCCGTAGAGCTTATACCTAACCTTACAATACAATTACTAGAAACACTAGCTACATTAGCTGGAACTGTACCATCACCTGATAAATCTAAAAGATCTATATTAGAAACGTCTACTTCTTGCCAACAACTATAAGCTCTACCATAAACTGTTCCAGTTTCGTTAGCAGGAAATCTAGATGGATGTATTTTAGCTTTTAATAACCCACCAACAGGTGAAAAAATATCATCTGTAGCATCAGTTTCAGTATCATTATCTAGATCTAAACCTAAAGTTTTATTGTTTGTAAAAGCTGGTGTAAAGCTCCAGTTTTCAGTACTGTCAAAACTTGAGCTAAAATCACCGTTATTAAAGTCAGGTAAAGATCCTGCGCTACCTGCAAAATCATAGTTTCCACTTTCGTCTTGTTTTATTTTAAAAGGATTTGATGTTTTACCGAGAGTTGGGTAAAGCCTTTGTTTTATGCCAGAGTTATCTACGCTAGATATTTTTGTGTAGTTAACATAATCATGAGGAATTTTCATCGTTAAAGATGGTGGTAATTCTATTTCTTGTGATTTAAAAGATTTTATAGTATCAAAACTAAGTTCGGATAAAGCTCTTTTTGCGTGAAAAGCTATATCTATTTTTCTAGCTTTACTAATAATTTTTTCTTCACCTACATAAACTACCATAAATTGATTTATTATATCTTCAAGAGATACAAATTGATAGTTTCCATAATTATTACCTTGATAATAATCTCTTTGTGTTGTGTTTAATAAAGCCATTTATTAAGATTTTTCTTGTTGTATTTCTTTTATCTCTTCTTGAGCAGCAACTTGTGATAACTCAAAATCATTTATAGATACACCAGCTAGTTTCAATATTTTTAAAACTAAAGTATTTTCTTCTGAAATATGTAATTGGAAGTTTTTTACTCTACTATTATCATGAAGAAAAACTCCTGTATTTTCTGCGTCTTCTACGTAAGTCCACTCTACTTTTCTTGGAGTTCTAATATAGTTTATAGAAATAGTTTGTTGTGTTTGTGGAAAAACTTTAATTCTAAAGTTTTTTAAAGTGTATATAGGATTTTTTTCTGTAGGTTTTAATATATTAGAATTATTTATTAAGTTTAATTCACTAGCATTTACTTGTTCGCATTTTTTATCATTTAAAAAAACACTACCAAGTTTATATAAATCTGTAGTATTTAATAAATTATAGTCTTGTCCGCTTGCGTTAAAGTTTATAGTATCTTCTTTTTCAAAAATACTTATTTTTTGCTCTAAGTAATCTAACATATCAGAGTACTCTGTTTTATTACCTGCAAGTCTACCATATTGATTTATATCATAAAAGTATTGTTCAAATATTTCCATTTGAGCTTGATTTGCAAATAAATTAAAGTCTTGCGGCGTTATATAACCTCTTTGTTCTTTATTAGCTATTGCTAATACTTTTTGATATACTGTGTCTATACTTACTGCCATATTTTTTTTATTGTAGTTACGATCGCCCCGTAGGGCGACCGCTCTACAGTTTGATTAATTTAATCGTTTTTCTATATTTGAATATATTTCCATACCTTCATCGGTTTTAAACCAATGCGCTAAAGCAGTGTATGGATGCTCATCAAAAGGAACTGTCATTATAGTTCTATTATTAGAACCCCATAAAAAGTTTCTTTGATCAGGGCTTAACTTAATAATACCAAGCTCTGCAGCTTTAATACCAAAGTTTCTAAGCTGAACATTATCATCAGAAGCTAACTCTAAGAACAAAGCTGGATTATTTCTAGCAAATACTAGTAAATCACGTTTAAGTTCTTTAGAACTCATCTTAGATACTTCAGAACCTTTCTCTACTCGCATTATAGCTTCCGCCATGTCAATATCTAAGTCTCTAGCTAAAATTATTGCATCTGCTTCTAGCTCTAAAATTTCTATTTCATCAGCAGCAACTTTTTCAGGTTTAAATTCATAATATAAAGTTGTTCTGTGTGGGTGGTATAAAGATAAAAGCTTTTGTAAAACTGTTTTTTCTTTTGGTACAAATAAACTACCATCTCTAAAAATAATATGAGATAATCTTTGATCACCTTTCATTTCATCAACAAATGGTGTTTTTTGATTTTCACAATATTTTAACTCTCTTTCGTAACCTTTTTCTTCATCAAACCAGTATATATTAGCTGATTTAATCATTCTTGATATAGGTTTTTTACTACCTTTTAAATAATAAACTCTATCTTTTATTTCCCACTTTGGTTTTATAGATTTAAGTTCTTTTGTTTTTGGCGCTTCAACAACTGGTGTTTCAACTACCTGTGGAGTTTCTTCAACTTCCACTTTTGTTTTCTTTTTTGCCATAATATAATATATAATAAAATTAATAAAATAAAGTCGAGGCCGAAGCCCCGACTTTTAAATAATGATTTACTTCATTAACATGAAGTTGTTAGCAGCTTGTGTAATTAAACATCTTTCAGTTAAGAAGTGTAATTGCATAGCATCTAAAGCAGATGTAGAAGCACCAACAGAACCAGTAACCCAAGTTTTCATTCTTCGGTTATCAGTTTGTGAAGCTCTAAACCTTACATGTAAGAAAGGTCTTTTTATGCTTTGTCCAACTGTTTGATCATAAACTGAAGAAGTACCAGCAGGTATCATAACACCTCTAATCGCATTAGTAGGACTAGCGTCATTAATACCACCTCTTGTAGCTTTGTCGTTTAAATATCTAAAGTCAGACTTGTAAAAGTCATAAGAACCTCTTCTGAAACCAGTAAAACCTAAGTTTAATGCCATATCTTCAGAGTTGTTAAATACACCGTAAGATGTACCACCAGCTCCGTAAGAGTTCATTGAAGCTAACATATCATCAATAGCTAAGCTAGTTGATCTGTTAACAAACATCATATACTCTTCAATAGCACCTTGCTTATCAAACTCAGCTAAAATTGCATCGAACTCAGCTAAATCAGTAGCAGCGTTAACACCAGTAACACCAGAAGTAATATTACCTCTAGACTCTATAGCAGCGAATAAACCTTCTGTACCTACAGATTTTGCAGCAGCTGAACCAGGTAATGTATGAGCACCGTCAATAACAGAAGAACTGTCATTTAATTCACTTTCTAACATTGCCATTTCAACATAATCGTTAAATCTTGCTCTTGTATCAGCTTCAGCTTTTAAGTACCATAAGTAACCTGATTGTCCGTTTTCAGCAGAAACTTCTACCCAACCAATTCTTGAAGCATCAGAACCTGAAACTTCGTAGTAATCTTTCATGATTATTGGTTTGTTAGTAAAAGATTTAAATCTTGGTTCAACAGCACCTCTAGAGTCTGTCTCATTACCAGCAGCTATTGTAGCGCCACCTTTCATATATTTAGTTCCTTTACCAAATTCAGATCCAAAAACTAAAATAGTAACAGCGTTGTCAACATTACGAGCTGATAATGTAGCAGCACCAGCGTCATAAGGAAGAACATCAATAGTTGTTGCTGCAACAGTTACAACTAAACATTTAACAATACCGTTAACAGAGTCAGAAACGATTACTAAATCGTTAACTCTAATACCATGACCATCACTAGAAATAGCGATACCATCAATATCTTTTTGTATTGTAATTTGTGTACTTGTTGTACTGTTTACAGTAGCTCCACCAGCACCATCAGCTATTTTACCAGTGTATGATAAGTGTAATCTACCTTGTTCAGACCAGACGACTTGATCAGACGTCATAGCCTCTTCTGCACCAACTTGTGATAAGAAACCAGAAATTGTTCTAGGTCCAAAAACCTCAGCTTCTTGTTCCATCAAGTCTGGCAGGTATTGTTGTGCCCAGTCGTTATCACCGGACGTAAAATCTAGGAAGTTTGTATTTAGCGTTTGCTTTTGTGGAGCAGGTACACTATTCAAACTACCTCCAGGAGTAATTGCCATAATTTTGTAATTTTAAATTGTTATTTATTGTTTTTAATTTTAAACTTAAAATCAGAAGAATTATTACCTAATACTCTTACTTTAATACCACCTGCTTCAACTTCATTAAAAGCTTGTCTTGGTGACATGTCAACATTTTTAGATTTAGCAATACTATCTTTCATAGCATCAGCTTTACCTTGTTCGTAAAAGTGTTTAGCAATAGCATCAGCATTCATAGCTGTAAATAAAGATTTATGATAACCTATAGCGTCTTTTAAAGCAGAATTTTTATCTAAAAACTTTTTAGTAAAATTACTTATGTCGCTTTGAGTTGTCTTTATTTCATCAGCATTGTTTACATTGAATCTATATCTTTTATCACCGACGTTATATTCAAAACCTTTAAACTTGTCGTTAAAAACTTGATTAGTTTTTTGTGTAAAAATATCAGAGTTCTTTTTTACTATTTTTTCATTTGCTTCTGACTCTTTGTTATATCTATTAAAAAAATCCCAAGCTTTTTGTTGTTCAGGCGTTAATCTTGAACCAGCTTTAATTTCTTTATAGTATTTAGACTTTTGCCCGTCTAAATAGGCTCTAGCGCTGGCAACTTGCTCTTTTAACGCTAATTTTTTTCTTTTTATATCTCTTTCAGTATCTTCTTCTTCATCTATAGCAAACGTATCTTCCATCATAAAACTAATTTCATCATCAGTTAAATGTTTTTTTGTTTGCTTATAATATTCTCTTAGCACGCTATTGTCATCATAATTAGTATAATCTTGATTTATACGTACATAATCATTTATATCACCACCTGTTTCTTCCATAAAATCAACAAGCTTTTGTATGTTTTCTGGTAACTCTTTACCTGTTTCTTGAGCTTCAGCTATAGCTTCTTTAGTTTCTTCAACTAATTCTTCAACTTGCTCTTCAACCTTTTCTTCTGTTATTTCTTCAATAACGGGTTTTTCATCTTGAACTGTGTCGGAGACTTCTTCTCCGGCAGGTTTTTCATCTGTTGCTTCGACGTTTTCTTCGAGTACTTTTTCGCTAGTTTCGGATTCGTCGCGTACAGGAACCTCATCTGTGCTTTGCTCTGGAACGGCATCTTCTTGTTTTTTTGGTGGGTTACTTAAATCTACTTTGATGATATTATCATCTGTTGTTTCTTTTTTTGCACTAAGATCTACCTTAGTAACATTATCTGTTTCTTGTTTTTTTGCCATAATATAATATAATAATAATTAATAAGTTTATCTAGGATCAAAAGATCCTAAACTAAAATCTCCACTAAGTATATCATTACTTGTAGACTCAAAGTTTTTAGGTGGTTTACCTGTTTTTCTTTGATCTATAAGCTCACTTTGTTGTGTAGCTTGTATTTTAGTTCTTTCATCTTTTCTATCTTCTTTTTCTTTTTCTCTATTTTTCATACCTTCAGTCTCAATACCTTTTAATTGCATGTTATATTGAAACTCTAAAGCCATTAGTTCTTTTTTAAACTCTACTTCTTGTTGCATTTTTTGTGAATCAATTTGAGCTTTTAATTGTTGCATTTGAGCTTCGTTTTGAACAATAGCTTGATTTTTTTGAACTTCTATTTGTGCAGCAGCTTGAGCAGCTTGTGTATTAGACTGCGTTTGCGCTTGAATGTTTTGAAGTTGCATCTGTCTATCTTCATTTTGCTTTTTCTTTCTTCTTATTTTTAAAAGTTGATTTGCTAGTTTTATATTTTTTATTTCTCTAATATCAATAGCATCTTCAAGCTCTATATTTTTTTGTTGTAAAGCCATTTGAATATTATTTTCTAACATAGCTTTTTCTTCTTCATCTGGTTGAAGATTTATAAATATTCCAAAATCATATAAATGTAATTCTTTTATTTCATCTAAAGTAGCAACGTTATGAGCGCCAATAGCTTGAACAAAAGCATCTGCAGTTGGTGAATATTCTAATATATCTGATATTCTAAGAGAAACTTTTTCAGCTGTTTCAGCTGTTAAAAATAAACCTGACTGTAATATGTGTCTAGTAGCTGTATTACTATTAGCTGCAGCTATTTTTTGTATACCAACTAATGCGTTTTTATCTGGCATAGTACCATCTCTAGCCTCATTAAGCCCAGTAGTATCTCTAATCATTTGTAAATAATAATTGTAATTAGCTATAAGAGCTTGCATTTTATTACCACCACTACCACTAGTTATTTCTTGTATTGGTACTTTACCAGGATTTATATCACCATCTTGTGTAAATGATCTACCAATAACACTACCTGTTTGGAAGAACATGTTTAAAGCTTCTTGTGGATTATAATTTGTACCGTTACCTAAATCAACTTCTGCTAAACCATCAGCGTCTAAATAAACACCATCAGGTACCATACGTGACATCACTTGCTGTAGTTTTAAATGCGTAAGCTGTATCATATCAGCAAAACCAGTGATACGTTTAACTAGACTTTCTATTCTACCATCATACATCCTAGGCGCTACTATAGAGTAATTCATTTTTACTTTATTGTAATCACTTTTACTACGCATCATGTTTTTAGCCATCTCCCACTTTAATAATTTATTTGTGCCAAGTATTAAAGCACCTTCATATAAAACTTCAACTGCTCTTTGTAGTTTATCAAAGCTACCTTGTTTATCATCAGGTGGGTTAAAAGTATCATCTTTTTGTATTATTTTAAAAGCACCAGTACCAGTTTCTTTTATTTTATAAACTTCGTTCATATACGTTTTATAATTAAAATATAAAACTTGAACCTTGTTATTATCTTCTTTGTTTGAGTTGTATCTATTTCTATTGTTATTACCTCTATAGTAAGAAGATTTTTTTAAAATATCTTGCAAGTCATTTTCTTCTAAAAACGGAAACTCTTTTGCAAGTTCGTTTATTGGTATGTTTTTAACTTCACCAGCATAATATAAATCTTCAAAATAAGGTGAATCAGTGTAAGAATAAACTAAATTAGCAGGATCTATATATTTTATAGTAACACCTTCAGAAGTATTAAAATCAGTTTTCACAGCACCAATACCTAATACAGTTAAATCATAATAAAAACGTTTTTTAATTAACTCGTAATTATTACCTTCAAATAAAACGTTTAACGCCTGTTCTTGAGCTAATTCTATTGACTGCTTGTAGTTTAACTGCATGTGCAGCTGTAATTCTTCTGTAGTTTCTGGTAATTCTTTAATGTTACTTTCTCTTAAATTAATACCAAATCTTTCTTCAGCCTCATCGTTAAACTCTTTCATTTCCATATCACTAATTATACTTTCCATATATTTAGTTCTTTTTTCAACACCATTAGGTGATTGTGAAAAAGCTTTTATATCGTAAGTTCTTTGAGCCATACCGTTAACAACAATGTCTACAAACTTAGGTATAATAGGTACAGGTGTCCAGTCTAAGTTTAAATAAGATAAATCACCATTAATAGATAATTCATCTTTATATTTTTGTATCGATTGCTCGCCTCTAGCATATAGTCTTAACCTATGAAAGTCGTTGTAGTTGCTTTTATATCTATTGTTATTATAGTCTTCATTAAACCACTCTGTTTCTATAGCTTTTGCTACTTTTAACCCGTAATCATAGCTTAACTTTTCAGCATCACTAACTGTTTGTTTTGGAAAATAACTATTAGAATATCCCATATTTATTTTATTATTTGTGAAGTATTACCAGTGTTTCTATACTTAGAAATACTTATGTTTAATTTTGTTTTTTCTTTTATATTGTTTGGTCTATACAAATGTCTATTACAAGCCATAATAGCTAAACCGCTACTAATTGTTGCATCAAACTTTGTACGTTTGTTTATATCAAATTTACCCCAATCATTTAAAGTTTTATTAAAATGTATATTACCATAAACACCTTCTTTAATATGTCCAACATGTTGTTGTATATACATTTCTATAGCAGCAGCATGTGCTTGCTTTATATCCTCGCTAGTGTTTGGTATACCACCTATTTCTTTTTCAGCTGTTGATAACTTGTTCCAAGATCTATCAGGACGATTCATACTATAACCTCGATAACCACGTCTTCGTAAATAGTATAATAATCTTGGTTTGTTATTTTCTGCAAGTAACGGCATACCGTAAAACACTAATGCCATTAATACATCTTCAAAAAATATATCAGCTGTCTGTGGCCTTGCTATATATTCTAAGAAAAAATGATTTGGCGGTGCATCTTCCATGCTAAACTTAGTTAAACCGTGTAAAGCTCCTTTTGAACCTTTTCCATCTACAGTACCGCTAATATCGTAGCTGTCGCAGCCAAAAGCGCCCATATGATCGTTGCCAGGGTATTTGATTCCATTTTTTAATATAATTTTATTCTGTAAGTTTAAAGGCGGTACCCAGCTAATATTAAATCTACCTTTTGGATCTGGATAAAATATTACACTTGTATCTTTTATACCGTTTAGCCATTGAAAATTACCAACACTAACATTGTGTTTAACACCTTCGTTATAATCTATTTGTTCGTATATTCTAACTAAGTTAAATATACTATTTTTTGCTTCATCTCTAAACGCATGCTCTTCAGTTCTTGGAAACTGTCTGTAAAATTCATTTAGCGCGTCTTGATCATTTTTTAAACCATCAACTTCGTTTTGCCAATGATCTATTATACCGTAATCTATTAATTCACCGTCTGGTCCGAAAACATCATTACTTGGACTATTAAAGACTGGATGTCCGTATTCATCAATAAATCCTTCGTAGTTCCACTCCATTGGGATAAAGAGAGAATAAAGCCCAGACTTTGTCTGTCCATTACGGTT